CAAGCATTTGTATAACCTTCAAACTTTCCCGTTGTAGAGTTATATCTTAAATAACCTGCTTCTGGAGAAGCTGGTCTCTGTGCGGTTGTACCCACAGGAACGTGTAAAGAATCTGTTTTTGCACCTAAATCAAGAGATACATCTGGAGTTGAATCGCCAAACCCCATTTTATTACTTGATAGAGTAATATCGTTACCAGAAAGGTTGAAAGTATCAACCATCCCTGCTGTCAATCTAAGTTCTACTTTATCGCCTGAACTAAAAGCTCTAGCAGTAGTTCCCTCTTGAGCTCTGACTACAGTTAAATTTTGATTACCTGCACTACCAGATGAAGCAGTAACTTTAACTATTTCATTATTGGTATCGTCATCAAGAGTAGCAAAAAAAAAGGTACCCGCTGTAGCATCTGCTACAGGAAATACACTACCATCCGTTACAGGAATTGTAGTCGTAGAATTATTGACCCCACTCGATAGCGTGGTTTTGGCATTGTTCTTAAAAACAAGTCCCGTCACAGTTAAGTCCTCCTAAATTAGCTGACTGTAACTGTCCAAGTAATTGTCATAGAGTCTGCTGAACCTTTGTTTACTACAGAAAATTCTGTACGACAAAGCATTGTGCCACTCGAAGATGCGTTCAATATACCTGCTTCTGTAACTGCTCCCGTACCTGTCCCTGCTGCAAAAGTTGCTGTATAAGTTACGACAGCACCAGAAACACTTGTGCTTGTAAGAGCAACTCTTCCAAGTTCTGTTTCTAATGCAGTATCACCAGCAGCTGGGTTAGTAGTACCAGAACCAATAGCCATGTGAGACATAGCTGTAGCAGTAGCATCTTTCATACGAGAAGCAACATAGCCTTTACCTGCAGTAACAACTATATTATCTACTTCTCTTACGACCTGACCGTTTAAGGATATTGCTAATTTACCTTTTAAATTTAAGCCATCATTTATCATGCGTTTGCTCCGTTAGTTTAATACGCTTGTGTTTAATGCTGCTGTATTCAGTACACTAGAAGCTCCAGATACAAATAGAATACTCAGCGATTCTGATATTGTAGCACTTTCGGTAAGTGATTTGGAAGAACTTAAAGATTGAATTGCCTCTGTAATAGAGGGTGCATCTGAAATTATTGCTCCAGAACCCACTAAAGAAGCTTCTGACATCGTTAAAGTATCTGCAAGGGCTTTTGATACTATTATTGCTTGTAAAGACTCAGAGAGGCTAGGAGCATCCGTAACAGGTCTTTCTAGCCCAAGTGCATGTACTTCAACAACAGAAAACACATTTCCTTTCTGCATATTGATATCTGTTTGTAATTCATCACTAGCACTCGCTGTATCATCCAAGGTATAAGCATCAGACAAAGCTCTTTGATAGGCTACTTGTCTTGCTAAAGATTCAGACATTGTTAAGTCACCAGCAGTTGCAATAGAGGCATTTACTTCCCCGCCCATGCCGCTATGATTAGTACAATAGTAATGTAAGGTTGTGGCAGTGTTTTCAGTAACTTGTATTCTTGTATAAGCACCACTCGAACCAGCTGTACCGTTTGTAGTAACCCCAGAAGTATATTGACTGCCGCTGTTATGAGAACCATTTGCGGTTTCACTAAATCTAAAAGGATGTCCTGAGTTACTTGAGTCTGAGGTATCAAAGGTGTAAGTGTTTCCAGAAATCAAATGCACTAACGGAGAAACAATTCCATCAATATAATATTTATTTCCAGAGCCGTAATTATTAACTCCAGAAGCAACAGTGACAGTAAAAGTTGTATCTCCAGAATCTTGTATAGATGTTTCTGCTCCCATGCCGCTGTGATTTGTACAGTAGTAATGAACATCTGGAGTAGAATCCGAAACAACAATTTGTGTATAAGCACCTGCAGAACCTGCAGTGCCATTTGTTGTTACGTTAGTTGTGTATTCAGAACCTGAATTATGTGTGCCATTTGCTGTTGTAGAAAACCTTAATGGATGTCCAGAGTTGCTTGAATCTGATTGGTCAAATATATAAGTTACTCCTGAATTTAAAATAAGTGCTGGGCTAGATACTCCGTCAATATGATATTTATTACCCGTGCCATAAGAATTTGTAGCAGAAGCAACAGTAACAGTATAAGTTTTTGTTACAGGCGGTGTTGTAGAATCATCCACAGCTTTACCCACATCTTTTGCTTCTGTTTCTAAAATAGTTGTTGTATCGGTTTGTGCTGAAGAAAATGCTAGAGCAGCAGACTCGCTAATTGTAGGAGTGTCTGCAAGTGTTCTTTGAAAATCAACAACTTTTGTTAAATTTTCTGCAATTGATAAAGCATCACTAACAGGTCTACTGACTGCTAATGCAGGTGCATCAGTCACGCCAAAAGAATCTGCCGCTGGTCTACTAAAAGAAATGGCAGCTGATTCAGCTATGTTTATTGTGATTGCTCCTTGTCTGCCTTCAGTAAAAAATAAATTTTTACTATCCGCATCTAGCAAGATGTCGGTTATTTGTAAGCTAACAAAGGATAAAGGGGCTTTAAGGTTTACAGATGATAAAACACTTTTAAGGTTTTGAAAGTCTACTTTTAGCCTGAATGCCATTAGTCAAAGTCATCTCTCACATTAAATTTTATTAAATCAACTACTGTCTGAATGTCACCATTTGATTTAGTAAATTCAACTTCTGCTTCGTAAGCTCCTGCATCAGGAAAAGTATCTGAAGGGAAAGTCATAGTGACTGTTCCCGCAGTTGCGTTTGTGATAGTAGCAACTATAGTTTTTAAGATTGTAGTTTCACCTATTTGTCTAATTCTAATTCTTACTGTACCGCCTGATATATCTACAGGAGCAAACGTATCTGAATTTTCTTGGTCTAATACTTGTCCTGAAGCGGCTGTATTACTGTCTTTTAAACTTAAAGTAAGCTCTGGAAGGGTGTCTCCCTTTACTACTCTAATTGTCGAAGCGTAAGCCATTACACAAACTCCTGATATTTAATAGTTAATGGGGCACCAACATTGCCGTATTTTGTTTTTCTTACAGCTTGTGCCTCACCTTTATCATACATTCTTTTGTTTAAATCTGCTGCTTGAACATCGGTCCAAGGACAATCTTTCATCATCTGTAAGCGATATAAAGCACCGTGAACTATTGTTTCTGCATATTCATTTGCAATTATAGTTGGAATGCTTGATGCTGTTGCAGTTGGTTTTAAAGAATACAAAACGTAGAGTTTTTCATTTTCTGTTGGAGTTGGTGCAAACAAAATAGTTTCTTGGTCTTTTTGAGTATAGTATTTGACTTGACCTTTGCCATAAAAATCAAAAATAGATACACCACCTATCTGTGCTTTTGGTTGTATTCTCGTATATCTTTTTTGTGAAATCTGAGTAGCTGAACTATCAGAGAATTCTTTAAAAATATCTATTATATGATTGAGCTCAGTACCAACAGGTATTTCTAAATCAAGATGTGAATACTCATTTACGTTTTTATTTATTTGCAACATAGTCAAATCTTGTAAATAAATATCTGTGCTTATACAAAACTCTATTAAAGTGTTTCTTAATTCATCAACAGCTAAAGATTCTGGACAAGAAGGAGCTTCTTTTCTAACTCTTGGCACTAATGTTTCTATTTTCTTTGTAGCCATATTATGTCATTTCCGCTGGAGTTGATGGTTTGGGTGAAGAAGCTGAATCAGCTTGGCTCTTTATACCCATTGAATTCTGAAAACTTTGCAAATACAAAGTAGATTTATTTAGGTCAGAAGGGGATTCTGTGTCTTTTTGGTAAGCTCTATACAACATATAGTCTAAGATAGCATTTGCATAAATATCATCAAGACTTATAACTGTTGTCGTAGTAGTAAAGTTTGCAATAGTGATATTAGCTGGAGCAGAACTGTACACTATGTCAGCTGTGTGACCACCGCCTGATGGATGTGGATATACATAAAAGTTTTTTGGGTCTCTTTCATCATAGACATAATATTCAACATGAAGCCCTGTGGTCGAATACCAATCAGCAACTGTATCGTCTAATACTTTTTTTTGTATATTTTGTATCGGCTTCACAGTTGGAGAAGCATTTTTGTAAAGAGACAACAGTCTCAATCCAGCAGTTGGCAAAGTTTGTTTTGCAGTTTGTGCTAGTGTGAATGCTTCATTGACGGGATTTGCATCAGGTCTTATAAGAACTATTTCTCTTTGAGCATCGTTCAAATAATTTAAAAGGCTTTGTTGAGACCATTTGACATTTGTGGTGTCTTGTAAAATCTCTTCTGCTTTGTCTATTAAATCTATTACCCTGATTGTTGCCATTTTATAATCCTAAAGATTTTTTCTCCTCATCAGTTAAATCATCTTCACTATAGATAAAGGTCCAATATTCATCTCTATGTATTGGATTATAAACAACAACTTTGCCGAAACTTCCTCTTGAAAAAAGAGGAGTTTTTGAGACTTTCTTTTCCTTTTTTTCTTTTTTTGATGCTTTGTTTTTTTCTTTTAAGGAATTAAGTTGTGCCTCTAAATCAGCCAACTTGTTTTTTGGATTTAAAGAAACATTGTATTTCTCTTTTGCCTCTTCAATTATTTTGTCTTTTGTTAATGTCATTTCTTTTTCTTTGCTCTAATTTTACCACTTTTAGAAGCTTTCTTTGCACCTTTCGGACCCATAACTTTAGTCATAGTTCCATAGATGTAAGCATTGAGTTTAGCTCCTTTTAAACCTTTCTTTTTCCCTTGGGATTTGAGCCTTCTTTCTAAGGCTTCTCTTTTGCTACCTTTTGGCATAGTACCTCCATATAAGAGGGGGAGCCGAAGCTCCCCACACTTAATTATTAAGAGTTTAACTTAATTTCACCAATAGCTGTTGGAACAACTACTTTGTAGCCGTACACAGCTAAACCTCTTACACCATCACCGAATGAAGATTCTAATCTTACAGTTTCAGTGTTAGTCATTTGAGAGGCATACGCTACAGCTTTAGGATGACCATAAAGACCTGTAGTCACAGAACCACTAGAAGGTAAGTTGTTAGAAACATAAACAGTAAATCTGTCTATCATTCCAATATTACCGTTTCTAATTGGTGACTCAGCATCACCTGTTAGGTATGCTTGTTTTAGGTCTGAGTTTTTGATTATCGCAGCTGTTGCTGGGTCAATAATCATAAACCTTTCGGTTTCTGGAATATTGTTTTCATCCAGAGTCCTACCAGCAGTCAAAATATGACCTAAGATGTTTCCAGCATTAGTTCCAGCTTCACTACTATTAACATCTGTTAATGAGGAACCTGCACCAACATTAGCGAATACATCTTGCTCAATTGCAATCTTCATGTTTTGAGCTGCATCTTCTGCTGCCGCATTCATGAAGTCTATGTCTGCTTGTTGTCTGAGAATATCATCAACTTTAAAAGCATAGCTTTTAGCTTTGTTGATATTTAACTCAACCGTACCTGAAGTGACATCAGCATAACTTAAAGAACCTGTGTAGTCTGCCACTGTGACAGCTGGTACAGTTCTAATGTTTACCTTGTCGCCCTGTCCTGAAATTTCGCCTTCATACTCGTTAGTAGTGACTTCCGCCAAAACCGTATTAGCATAAAACTTAGCTTGAAGCTTTTTGGAAAATATTTCAGGAATAAAGTGTTGTTCGCCTGAAGCAAACGAGAAATTTCCACCACTTGAAGAAATTGCCATTTTATTTCACCTTTATATTTAAAAAGTTTTAAATTATGTAGTAAAAGGTTATGGCTTTATTCTTCCCTCGGTATAAGCTTTATCTATGTCTTTTTCAAACTTTTTGTATTGTTTGTCAGACAACTTATCAATTTCAGAACGAGACCAAATCTTTTTACTACTACCTATATTTTGTTTCCTAGCCTTAGAGAGTGTAGGTTCCACATTTTGTTTCGCCTTTTCTACTAATTCCTCTTTGGAAACAGTATTGGAGTCAATTCCTAAATCTTTTTTATATTTAGATAACAGGCTTATTACATCTTGAGTTTCGCCTTCAACAGCAACTTCTCTCCACATTTTTGTCTGTCTCTCAAGCCAAATTCTAAAATCTGGACTATTTGAAACAGTCGCATAATCTGGATGAGCACTAGCTATTGCATCAAAATGTTTTTTATCTTCCTCTTCTTTACGAGCCGCAAGGACTTCTTGT